CGATCTCACAGTTGCCTGTGGATTCATCGGGAAAGTTACTAGGCTTACTTCCATTAAATCTACTTCTTTGATAATGCGTTTGTTTGCACGCTTATCATATGAAACTTCTTTTGGGTTTACTCTAAAGCCTATTGAAAGACCATCCAAAGCGCCCATTTTTAATAATTCGTAGGCTTCTGCACCTGCTTGTGTTTTAAGAGCCAGTCTGCCCTTTACAACTAAGCCGTGTTCATCCTCTTTAATTTCATCAAAAACACCGATAGGCATATCTGATTTATGTTGGTATAAAAGTTTCACACCTTTAGCTTTTCTTCTTCGTATGGATTTTGCAAATGCGCCTTTTTCTATAACATCATTGCCTAAGTCTTTATTACCGAATACAGAGCCGTAACCTTCAAACTCACCATACTCTTTATTTTCTTCATCTTCATCTTCGTATGCCTTGAGTTCTGATTTAACTTCTAAAATGTCTTTGAGTTCAGCAAGATTGTCTATTAAATCTTCTTCTTCCTTTTTCTTAGGCTTTTTAGGTTTGTAACCTGATAACTCACGACCAGTAAGTTCTGTATATTCTTCATGTGTTTTACATGGCATAAATACCTTGTTGCCATCTTCATCATGTGAATGAATGCCCTCACATCCAATTTGTTTTGCTCTAGCGGAAGCTTCGCCAGGGTTGTCAAATACATCCTTGCGTATTTCTTCCTTTATTTCATTCTCTATAGAATCTTCTTTATAAGAATCGTACTGATTAGTACAGACAGCTAGGCGTTGATCTGAATCGGTATACTCACTCGTCATAGTGTCATCTCCCATACATCTTTTTAAAAAGTCTTGCCTGCTTTCTATACTTGTGGGTTTAGGAATAGGCATATCCACATATAGTACATAAAGGGTTAGATAAGCACAAGATATAGATGGAATAAATAAATATAAATAATATTCCAAAAAGGGTTTACATTTGTCCAAATCACTTTAATATGACTCTTATATTAATTAAACGGAGATAAAATGAAAAACTTAATAACCAACAACTACTACTCAGGTGGTAACTTAGACATACTTGCAGAAGCAGGTTACACAGAAGATGATTCACTTTGCACTTTCAAGCAAGCCATGAAACACTTTGAAGTAACAGGCGAAATGCTTAAAGGTCTTAAAGGTCTTGGTACAACTCTTTGCTTTTACAAAGAACAAGAAAACAAAGAGACTGGTGAAAAAGAAATGGTAAGAAAACTTTTTACTGTTTTTGATTCTAAAGACATTATCAGAGTAATAGAACATAACTCTCAAAAGGTAGCTTAACAGCTACCTTTTTTTTTAAAGGAAAATAAAATGAATAAAGAATTAATAAATAAAAAAGTAGAAACCGAATTAAACAGATTCGGTATGCGTAAATACACTCAAGGTACATTTTTAATAAGCTATTTTATGTATGGCGGTACAGAGGTAGATGGTGAATTTATATTAGGTAAAGGTTGTGATTTTTATCCAAGATTTGCCGATGGCATGAGAACTTACGACTACAAGCGCTCTAAAGAGTGTTTAGATATTGCCGAAAAATATGGACATACACATTATCAATTAGTCAAAAAAATGTACTTAGATGGTGCAGATGGTGGCGGTTGGATGGATATGAATAAAATAATCAAAGGTGAGTTTAGTTTTGGACATGGCGTAACAGTAAACTACACGACCAAGCAAGGTAATTACACAATATAATTTTATGAATATTAATTTAACCAACCAAGAAGTAATAGCATTACAGATGTGTATATTTGAAAAAGCCAATAAAGAAATAGAACAAGGCAACCATAATATGCTATCTGAAGATACGCCTTTAATGACAGCTTTAGATAAGATTCTAAAAACTAATACAGGTCAAGAAAAATGAAGTGGATAACGATAGAGCAAATGACTGGTGATGCTAACTCAGAGCATTATGCCTATTGCCCTAGTGATTATTATATCTTAGAAGAAAATGCTGATGATAATGTTTCAGATCGCCTTATATTAAGTAAGTTTCTAAACCACACAATTACTACAGACGATATTTATGAAGATCAAGAAACTGGTTGGTATTGGCATGGTAGATCAATTTATATAGTTAGAAGCATTAAAGATATAAGAGAAAATGAATTGGTGACAATTAGAAACTTTGTTTACGCAAAAATATTAAATACACATTAAATAATATTCCAAAAAGGGTTTACATATATAAATTTACCTAGTATGATGTACTCATATTAATTAAACAAAGGATAAAATGAAATTTATAGAAGCCCTAGAAAGATACACTAACGAAGCACCAAGTTCTTTTGACAAGGTACCATGTGAGTCTAAGTCTACAGAAAGAATGCGTGGTTGGTTAATGCGAGATGCTTTAAATCACCATATTGGTTGGGTTCCTGATAGTGGTCGTATTACATATATAGATCACAACTCAACACAAGAATATATTATTGATTAGAGGTCTCTTTCATCTGCGTAAACTATTACGCATCTGCAATTAATAACATTTTTTGCACCACCTCTGCTATCGCCTGCAAAACCCATAGGAACTCCACCAACAATAAAATCTTCTGACATATCCACAGTTTGTCCACTGGCAGCAGAATGTGTTGATCTTGTCCTAGCATCGTTGGTAGCTACCCATTTTTTTAACATTTTTATCCCCAAGTCTTTCTCTACTGTAAGGTGATAAGAATGGTTGGCAAAAGATGCGGCATTATGTGTTTCTGTTCTTGCTATAAGTGCAGCACGGCTTCTGCTTACTGGTAAAAATTTACTTGATACTAACTTAGCTATTTGTGGCAAAGTCAAATTATCTGCTCTGCCTTGTTCTATTGTATTGCTTATTCTAGTAGCCATGCGTTCTGTAATTCCTGCTAAAATCAATTGCCTACTGGTAAAGTATTCATTAACCACTGATTCAAAGTCTGTGCTTCTACCAAATACAAATGCTTCATCTGCTTTTCTTAGGTATTCGTACTTTTCTTCATTGCTTCTGTATATTGCCTTAAAAACTCTTTTGTAGTGTGCTTGTATTAATGGAAAAAAATCTTCATTTAAAGACTGTTGTGCAATTTGAACTTCGTATATTCCATACTGACTGTATAGATGTAAATGTGTATTTAAAAACTTTCTAAATAATGTATTAAGGTTTCTGTAAAATCTTTTTTCTAAATTATTTCTAAGAACTAATTGTTTTCTTGACTCTAAGCGTGTATTAATTCTGCCCTGTCTAAAAGTATTTAACCTTTTAGTGGCTGTTCTCACTTTTTAGGTCTGCCTTGACTATCTGTAGGTCCTTTAGATTTTAATGGGTGTCCATCAGGAAAAAGGTCAGTATCGTGCTTGCCACCTTTAAATTTACCGCTTGATAATGCTCTTAAAAAAGAATTAACCCTAGCATATGCCCAACGATCAGCACCACCCTGTCTGCGTACGCTTGGTCTTACACTTGATGGATTAGTATTATAAGCACCTACACCTCTACGAAATACTTGCGTAAGCATGCCTAGTGTAACTTTTTTAGTTTTACTATCGCCATATTTTTCATTATGCTCTTTAACTTTTTCTTTCAAGCCATTTCTTACTGCTTCGCTAAGTGCTTTTTCATCTTCAATAAAACCAACATGTTCTTCTATTTCAAAACTCTTTGATTCTTCTCTTTCTATTTGGTTTCTAACTTTTTTTGACCATGAAAAGCCTGCGTCACCACCCCACAATGCCCATGCAATTCTGCCTGCACTAGGATAGCCTTTCTCACCTTGGCTAAAACCCTCTGCTTGTTTATCTACTTCATGCCTTGAAAAAAAGCTGTACATTCTTTTAACTGTAGATATAGATAGCCTTTCTTTGTTCATTAACTGGTTAGCACGAGCAACACCTACAGCAGTACCACCACGCTTGTATTTTCTTCTCCATTCCAAACCTCTTGCAGCTTCTTCTGCCATAGAACTATTTGGTATTGTATTAATATCAGATAATGCTTTTTCTTCTTCTAGCAAAAGTAAAATTTCTTTATCAACTTCTTCATCGTCATAATCTTCTAAATCTTCTTCATTAACTGGGTTCTCAGGCTTCTCTACACCTACATCAGTAAGAGGGAATAGCTTAGCTGATATGTAGAGGTCATCCGCCCCATCACCAGGTTCTAAACCAAGCCGTTGTCTAGCTTCGT